AATTGTCGATTTATTGGTCGTGCCAGAATATATAAAAGACTCGAAGCCTCTAGCGCTTTTATCGGTGGCTGAGTTCAAATGTAAGCTCAAAAAGCAATCAGCACCCCATGAATTAGCTATGTCAGTTCGTTCGGTAAGTGGCAGGAAAACATCACTGACACGGGATAATTTTATTTCAATATCTTTAAAGGCCTGTAATTTTTGCTCGATTCTCTTTGCTAAGTCCAAAACAATATTTTTTTCATGAAGGTCATTACCGATAGCGCCTGTATCAGCGCCACCGTGGCCTGGGTCTAAAAATATTTTAACCATGTTTTGCCCCCTCTCAAAGTAAAATTATTTTATCCTATGAGCAAGGTTTTATTTAGCGATAAACATTTGCGTCCACATTGTGCCGTAACTGCCTCCACGGTAGTAACCGACACCAATATGAGTGAAATCAGATTTAAGAATATTTTCTCGGTGACCTTGTGACTTCATCCATGAATCCATTACTTCCTGGGCTGTCCTTTGACCAGTAGCAATGTTTTCGCCTGCAGTACGGAAAGATATACCAAACTGTTTCATCATGTCAAAAGGTGAGCCATATGTCGGGCTTGTGTGGCTAAAGTAATTCTTTTTCGCCATATCTTCTGATTTCATGCGAGCTACACGTTGTAGTTCCCAATCCATTTCCAAAGGCTTTAGGCCTGCTTTCTGACGTTCTTGATTCACAAGAGTTAAAACCTCAGTTTCGACATTTTTTACATTGTCGATATTCGGCACATTTAATTTTTGTCCTGGGTAAATCATAGCAGGATTTTTTACACTTGGATTAGCCTGTACAATTTCACTTAGGCCTATTTGATACTTCACGCTGATTTTCCACATGCTGTCTCCCGTTTGGACTACATGAGTCTTAAAGCTTTGGGCGTCTGTCCGTGGTGGATTGTAAACAGCCATAAAGCAAAGTGATACTAAGATTAGTGCTGTGAGCTTTTTAATCATTTTGTTTACCCCTTTGTGCTTGTTTTTTTCGTGCTTCTTCTGCTATTTGTTGGTTTCTAGCCTGCATAGTCGTTTTAACACCAGAATACAGGCCAGAAGCAATTAAGCCATAAATAGTTCCACCTAAAAGAATCGTAGATAATTCAGGGTTTTCATGATGACCCATCCAACCGACTAAAATCCCGACTACGATAGAAACCAAAGGCGAAAAGTGGTCTTTGACGAATCCTGTAAGCTTGATGGCCTGTGTAATCGCAATAACGATAGGAACAATTACTAAAGCGTTAGACATGATAAAATCTAAATCAAAGTTCATTTGTTGGCCTCGCTTTCTTTGATTTGGCTTATAACCTCAGTTTTTGAGTTTTCGATTGATTTTAGTAATTGTTCATAAATAAATTTGTTTTGCACTTCTATGTTAGACATTTCAGTTTTTAGGGCATTATTTTGCTTTTCGCTTGTTTGATTGGCGATAAAAGCAAACACCATTGAAAGGATGATCCCTTCAAATATCAGGCTAAATACAATTTGGATGATTGTTAAAACGATGTCGTTATTCATACCTGATAAGTCTCGCCTGTAATCTGCTGATAATGTTCAGCTGTGATTTTTTCTTTAATGACATACTGCTTAATTCTTTCAGGCTCTTTGTAAATCCTAAAGTCTATGAGTGCAAATGTGTACCAATCCATCAAATCACCCCATTAGTCATTAATGTGAATACTAAATCGGTTTGCTGTTTGGCTAACTCTTCAATATCACTTAATTTAGGATTCTGTAGCTCTAGGTCGATTTCTTCTTGAGTTTTCCAAATAATTTCTCCCATGTTAAACCTCCATCCATTCAGGGAAACGTTCTGCTTCTGTTGCATCTTCCTTGATGTATTTGACAAGTTCGACACTTAAAATACCATCTTTTCGTTCGGCCCGTAAAATCGGGTTTGTAGGCAAAATGGTTGTAATATTTTCAGCTATTCCATTAGGCATAGTAGAAAAGTCGAATGTATCCCGACCTTCTTCCATGTCGCATGTAATAATTTCGCCTGCGAAAGAATAACCAATAAATTTATCACTACGAACTGGTGAATATAAAATTCTCAACTCTCATACCACCTTCCGAAACAGAAATAACCCATTTCAATATACTTATCTGTCATAGGCGAAATCGTAAAAATTCTAGGCTCAAAAAAATCTACTGCCCGTGAACGTATATCAACCCCCACACATTCGGTGAAATAAGGAGTTACCCCACAGAAATAAGTCGTATGACTAAATGAGGCAGGCAGGCCCTTTGTCGGTAGTGTTACAGAGTGTAAAGCTCCATTTGCGCCTGTGGTAGCACTAAAAGACATGAGGCCCCAACATAATAGATTGCCATTTGAAAATTTAAGATAATGACCATTTGAGGTTTGGCCTTTTTCGGAAATTTGACTTGTGATGGATAACATTTCGATAGCGTCCTCAATTTGTTGCATGGTAGTCGCTACAATCGGAGTTCCTTCACTTAAAACATTTCCCTCTGCAGGAATAAGGGTAGTTGTACCGTCACCATTGTCTACAAGTTGATAAGTCCTGGGCCTTTCAACTTCTCGGTTTTCCCACCTGGTTTTATTATAATCTACTGCCATTTACGCCACTCCTTCGTCACCTACTGTAGTTTGACCACAATATTTTATAAGACCTAAATTTCCATGTACGAATTTATATAAATCTAAAATGTTCTTTTCAATTCGGTTCATATCAACGTAAGATACAGGATCAAGTGCTTTCCAGTTTGTTTTAGGCACTTCGATTGAATTTTCTAAGTTAAAAAACTCTGCTATTGTTAAAATGCCCTCTTCGATTCGATTGAAACTATCGGCCCATTCGGTATGTCTTTCGGTTCGGTCTGTCGAAACTTCGAAAGAAAATGAAACACTTCCGTAATCTTTAGCTACATCTTTCAGAAGTTGTATAGTGCTTTCCATTCGATTCATTTGCTCAAAGTCTAAGTAATCAGTTGGTTTCCAATCGGTCTTGCTACCTTCTAAGGGATAATAGCCTATTGGTAATGGACCAATAACAGGCGGTGGTTCTGGCTCTACATAAGTCGGAACATACATTTGTTGCCCTTGATAAACGTTTACAGCCTCCACGAATGGGTTTAGCTCTAATAATTTGTTTATCGTGGTATTGAATTTTACGCTTATACTTGAAAGTGTTTCGCCTGCAAGTACTGTATAAATTTGTGTGTTAGCTGGCTGTGGAACTGTATAAACATATTCGACTTGTCTCTCAGGCGAATCATGACTCCCATTGTTTGCTCGGACTCTTAAATAAATAGTCGTTGAAATCGTATTAAAATCAAGGGAGTTTAACCACACATAAACCCTAGAGCCACTTGAAACAAAAGCGCTTTCTTTTGTCTCGATAAAGGAAGTGAAATCAGATTTTAAACTAGCGTCCACAATCAATTTAACGGTTAGCCCGTTATTATCGGTTACGATTGCTGAAACTTCTAAGCTATCGCCTACGGTTCTAATAAATGTCGGCATTTCTGGTGGGTCATAATCTGGTCTAGGCACATAAAGCTCTTGTCCCACATAAATTAAATCTGGGTTCACATCAGGATTCAATGCGCTTAATTCGGCTGTAGTTAGCCCGTAACGGCTTGCAATGACAGAAAAGTATTCTCCACTCTGGACAATGTAAACGTCCGTATTTGAGGGCTGTGGGTCCTTTACAGCGTTAACAGTAATTTGCACACTTGCATTAGGCGAGTCTAGTAATCCATCAGTAGCCTTATAGGTGAAAAAGTCATTACCGTTATAGTTCTTATTTGGAATGTAAGTAAAGCCACCATCAGGCCTTAAATCAAGCGTCCCGTATGTAGTCGAGGAAACTAAAATAGCTGTTAAATTATTTCCCTCTGGGTCCGTATCATTCTTTAGCAGGCCATTTACAGCCTCGACTGTTAACGTTACATCTTCATCCGTTACATAATTATCGCCAACAGCACTCGGGGTGGTGTTTGCTTGGATTTCTGCAAGAGGATACCATAGTTCGCCTGGAACATTTGTAACATACATAGGCTCTAAACCCATGTTATACATAGAGTCCGTGTTCATCGCCATGCCATTTACTTCGCCAAAACCTTCAGCAAGTGTTACTTTTCGGTCCCTGTACCCTGCCTGCCATGAACTATCAATATAATCAGCTCGTCTATTTGCGATTTTCACTAGCTTTTCTACTTCTAATTGCGTGGCTGTTTTGCCTGTCTTGCTGATCCCTGCATACCAAGTATTAATTTCGCCTATTAAATCATAAGTGGCTCCACTTACTTTAGGATTCATACTTCCAGATTGTACAGCAATATCAAACATGAGGGCATATCCTTGTCTAGACCACAGGCCATAATCATTAAACCATTGCAAGGCTATCTGGTGATACCAACTCGCATTAGTTTTCTGCAGTTCTTGAGCCTCTGCAGTAATACCCAAATTCATAAAATAAGTATTCCACGGCTCGATAAAACCGTGTTTATTTTTAGCGAGGTCAGCTCTAGCATCAGACCATGCAAGAATATCAGCGAAAACGCCTGCGAGAAATAATGTTTTCCATGAATTATAATTTGCTGTATTCGATTCGAGCGTTCTGCTTGCATTGTCTGTAAAAGCTTTCAAGCTTACTTCTGGGTAATTATTTATCATAGTTTGCCACATCGAAATTAATGGGCCTGTCTTAGCGTTAAACTGGATTGCGCCCCAACTTAGGCCTGCGCCATCAAAATTTGAAGCGCTTACACCAAAGTTTTCTGGATATGGCCTGGAAGTTTCATATTGCGATGTACATAAAAGCGCTTGCCATTCAAACTGCTCTTTGGTCAAAACTTGGAAGTCACCTACAGGCCGTGGGACCTTTAAGACCAAACCACCATAAACATTATTCGGGCTTTTGTCAGGATTTAATTCTTGAATGGTAGCGCTTGTCGTATTAAATTTAGTGCCGATTGTGGCAAAGGTTTCCCCTTGTATGACGGTGTAATCCATTTGAGGCAAAGGAACAACTAATTTTAAGCCCTCATAAACATTATTGACATTTACAGTTGGATTTCTACTCTCTATTTGAGCTACAGTTATGTATAATTTACTTGCTATAATAGCGAAAGTATCATTTCTTTGACATGTATACCATCTATCTAAAGAGATATTAAACGCCTCCTTTCCCTTCGGTCACGCCCTCCAAATAGCCTGCGAAGTTAAACTCTTGTTTTGTGATTCTTACTTTTTTCATTCCTCCGTAAATATCCTCTATCGCAACGGCCTCGCCTACTTCAAAAGCAGGATTCTGACGCCATACAGCTGTATATTTTGCGTCAAAGTCATATTCTAAAAACATCCAGTTTGCGACTTGTTGGGCCTGTACAGGTGTTACAATAAGAGGATTTTGATATTGATAAGTAACTCCTTTATTTGCGCTCAAATCAGGGTTTTCGATTGTCACTTGTGTTGCATATTCTTCGGTATGGTGAACATCAAAAATTAAAGCTTTAACTGCAGACTCTAGTACTATTTCGGGTTCTGCAAAAAGATTGTCAAAGTCAATAGCTTGATAACCATAATCGACTAACACCTCTGGTGTGGTCACGCCTGCATATTCATCTGGGCCTGCAAAAATCATATAGCCTGTACTGGTTTGAATCGGCTCAAATTGTTTGATAATCATGACACCGTTTCGGTCTTGGTAAGCTGTGCTTTGACTTGCGATAGCTATATGTTGTAAGGCTACCCGTGGGTTAATAGGTTCCAAAAAGCCATAACTCGCAAAGTCTTTTAATCTGGAATCGAGTTGGTATTTGGTCACGCCTGTATGAGTAAAGAGGTCTATAGCTAAATCGTAAAGATTCGGTTTTACTATAGCGCTCACATAATCGGGTTTCGTTTCTAGTGAAGTGATAAGGTCTCTGGCTGTGAAAGTGGTTGTCAATGCGCCTAAATCACTTTTCCATTCTGTCATGTAGAAAGTACCCATTAAAATCTCTTCGAAAATATCCGTTTCCTCTTCTTCTTCATTTATCTTAACGCCTATATAAGCTTTAACCTCTTGGCCTGTTTGGATGAAGCGATAGAAACCCTCAGGATTAATAATGTTAAAAGCACGGTCAAAGTTATCAATTTTAAACTGCAGTTCATTCGAGGGCATGGTACTCCCTAATAAATCCATTTCCTCAATGACTTTCATATCAATTAATTTTTCGCCTGAATATTCTTGTGTAATTCCGAAATCAATTTCTGAAATCCTGGCGCTGTGATTTCCTTTGCTCCATTTGCTGATTGTAATTTCAACTTTTTTATAGTTGTCATAGATTTGATCCAGTACCACGACAGGTTTTGAATTGTTAGCAAAAAACCATTGATGAATCATAGCGCCTGCATCATCATAAATTTTTACATCGAAATCTTTTGCTGTTTCGCCTGTAAGAGTATCGAAAGTGACGGTGATACCCAGGGAACTATGAACCTCTGGAAAAGTGACGGTCACTACAGGCTTGGTTGAAAAATTCCCTTCTGCATCACTTACCCAAAAGCTCCACCAACCTACTTCGGCCTTATCTTCGGCCTCGTCTTGAGGTTTAGGGGCAATCACAAAAGAACCGTCCATAAGCCAGTGATTACGCTCCATCGTTCCATATTTATAGCTCATCGTTCTTTCTCGGTTGCTCACTTGGTCCTCACGACTAAAAAGGCTTCGGTCGCTTACGGTAATCACATTGTCATAGGCTGTCGAGTCAATAATTTCAAATGTGACTCTGGCATTGGTTTTTCTGGAAGTAGTAAAAACTTTTTCTTTGAAAGCACTTGAAACATTAACCACGATTCGCCCTACCTCTCAATTAAATTAAAAGTAAACTCTTTATAACGGGCTATCCCGTCAACATAATCAACCATTCCCATAGTACGGTCACCACAGTAAAAAGAGCCTGTTTTAAAGGTGTTGCTATGTGCGTCTAAATAAGTCACATCATAATAAGCAGGCGCAATTTTCTGCAGGATTAGCGACAATTCACTAGTCGTTAAAAAGGCATAAGTTAAAAATAGCTTTCTTTTTGTCGCAATTCTTTCGATTATCATGTTTCCGTTTGCGTTTCTTTCGGCTTTACTTATATCCATATAGCCTATTTGAAATTCTGCAGGAGTGGGTAATGCTACCCCTGCGACTGTTATTAGAGCCATTTACACCACTCCTTTACATGGTTCTGATTCTTATATCTGAGCCAGTTCGGCCCTGTTCTTGTTCTAAAAACGGTTTGACCAAGCGAGCGAAAGCTCTACCATCAATATTTAAAACAACATCCCCAGAATTCCCACCGCCACCACCGCCTGCTTGCATGGCCTGTAGGACCGAATTCGTTAACATGCTTTGTAGACGGTCCAGAGGCGAGATTACTTCTTTTCCCCCTGGGTTATCTCCGACCATCGCAAGCATAGGACCCGATGTAATACCACCTTGTGCAAATCGAGGAATTGAAGGAATATTAGGTAACATATTAGCGCCTGGGATTTTATTTTTAATTGAGTTAATACCACTGATTAAATTATTAATAGGCGCACGGACACTATTCAATACAGCTTTTAGGCCAGAGGTAATACTTACTTTAAAAGCATTTCTAAGGCTATCGAAGCGACTTTTAATAGGATTTATTACGTTGGTAGAAAACCAACTTACAGCAGTTTTGAAAGCGCCCTTGATAGCGTCCCAAATTTTCTTTCCTACAGCACCAATTTTGAGAAAAGCGCTTGATACATTAGTGCCGATTTCTTTTGCTTTGGCCCATAATTCCTTGCCTAAATCAATAAAGTTCCTTTTCAGGGTATTAACAAAATCCATGAATTTTTTTCGAGCAAAGGTCCAAGCCTCGTCTAAGCCCGATTTAAATTTACTAGCAAATTTGAGAACGTTTACTATTCCATCTTTTACAAAGTTGAGTAAAAGCTTTTTCATTCCACCGATAAGCGTGAGGTTAAAGAAATTCGAAATCGCCTGAAAAGCTCCGATGAAAATTTTCTTTAAGCCCTCCCAGGCCATTTGCCAATCACCAGTAAATACACCAGAGAAAAATTCGATAATTCCCATGAAAAATGTGATAACACCTTCAACTAAACCTTTTACGGACTCCCATATAAACTTCACAACAAAAGTGATAATAGGTAATATAAAATTCCAGACATTCTTCATGGCCTGTGTAATTTGAGCGCCATTTTCGGCCCACCATGCACTTATTCGATTAAATTGTTCAATAGCAAAGCCTGACACGGCTGTCCAAATTTGACTAGCGATTTTTCGGATTGGGTCGGTGTATTTTTTAAACTTGCTTGCTAGTTCTTCCATTCCTTTGTTAAAGGCTTCAAAAGGAGTACCAATATCTAAAGCGCCTGCATCGAGGCCTCCGAGACCACCACCGCCACCGCCACCGCCACCAACACCACCGCCACCACCGCCTGCTCCACCTGCAGGTGCGTCTGGTTCTTTAATGGTGTGAACTTCGTCAAATCCAAAGGTTCCACTCCAAGCTTCACGGGCTTTTTTGCCTGCTTTGGCAGATTTTTTGCCTGCTTTGTCTGCAGACTTTCCTACTCCGTCAAGAGCTTTACCTTGATTAACGGTATTTTTTACATCACCAGAAGTTACAGGCGGTTTGAATTTAAAGCCTTTGCCGAATAGAGCTTGCATGAAAGCCCCGAATATTTGTAAGACTTTAATCAAGCCATTAGCGAGGGCTGTTAAAATCGGTAGGACGACATGCAGTACAGGCAAAAAAGCTTGACCTAAGGCTAACCTCACATCTGCTAAAGTAGCCGTAAAAACAGCCATTCTTTGAGCCGTAGTATCTTGCATCGTTGTCCCTAAATTTTGTGACACTTGCTCGAAAATATGATGATAGAGAATGGTTTTTCTCATACTCTCGCTTAATTGATCCCACGGTGCGCCATTCGCTAATTCTTGATAGGCTTGGCCTGCTTTGATAGACGCAATACGAACATCAACACCTAGCTCTTGTGCGCCATCGGCCTCTTGGTTCATAGCTGACCGAATCCTATCAGAAACTTCGGTCATAGTCATACCACGTTTGTTCGATATAACGGCCGCCAATTCCATCATTTTCGTTGTTTTGTTCGTTAAATCGGCTGTACTTGTAGAAATCGACTTAAAATTTAGAGAAAGCATGTTCGCTAATTCTGCGCCCTGCAACATAGAAAAGCCCATCGCACGGCCTGTCTTTTTCTGCCAATCCATAAATTGACTTGTACTTTCGCCTAATGTTTCGCCCAAAGTAGACATTAACGCTTCGTATCTCATGGCATCTTGGATACCCGACTTTAGTAATATCCCACCACCCAAAGCACCTGCCAGGCCTGCCATTTTCCCCTGTATTTCTTTTAAAGAGCCTGTTACATTACGACCAAAATATTTAACGTCCTTCTGGGCTTTTTTCAAACCTGCTGACAGGCCTGAAACATCTGCACCCACACGGACGAGTAGATTCCTTAAAGCCACTTACTCACCGCCTTTTATGGTTACACCACCGAATTGAGCATTTAACGACTTGACTCTATCGAGCATTTGTTCAGGCGTCATGTCCTGCTTTGAATCGCTCGAAACTTTCTTCAACTCGTCAGCTAGTTTAGGTAAACGTTTAGTACGATGATAGTATTCTCCTAGCCATACCAAAGTAAGCCTTTCTTTTAATTCCGTTTCTTGTTTTTCTTGTGTGGTTTCTATGTAAAGAGAAAGCTCGTAAGGTGACATGTATTCAAATTGCTCCACTGAAAGGCCGACAAGGATAGCCGACTTTAAAGCGAATTCCCAGTTCCATCGGCCTGTGGGTTCTTCGCTTTTTTTTAGCCTGCTATCCTTGATTAGTTTTTTTCTTTTTCAGTTCTCATGAAAGCGACTTCTAAAGCCTTATTCATAGCCTCCATGATTTCCCCAAAGGAATCGGCAGAATCAAGTAAATCTTCCATATCCTCTAGTTTTAATTGTTCGCCATGTTCTCTGGCGTCTGCTTGCAGGCCACACCACATTATTTTTTCTAAGTCTGCTAAATCAAAATCGTTCTCGTCCATTTCTTCGAGCTTTTTGCCTGTAAGCGTTCCAAGTTGCTTTAATGCTTTATGCCCGAATTTTACAAAACGAGGTCTATCTAACTCTACAATGACCAGATTGTTTTTTTCTTTATTTTCGCTCATAACTTCCTCACCCATCTTATATTAAACTGGACCAATCAATGTCGGTCTGCCAGACACCTTTAAAGTGGCCTCAAAGCTGATTAAATCTTCTAACTCAACAGAAGTACCGAAAGCCGTTACAACAGCCGAGAAGGTCCATTGTGTGCCTGTGGTAGTCCCACGGTCAGGAAACTCAATCGTATAAGCGTCCAAAGTGCTTGCTTCGAAGTCAGTTAACAATTCGTTATGGTCGTCATAGCCGAAATGGCCCGAAATTGAGACTTCGCCTGCATCTTTTAGACCATTTACGAATGTACGGTATCCACCTTCTGTGCTTAAATTTGTTGATTCGATTGTATCTGCAGAAATGGAAACGCCATCAATTGATGTTAAATTAGCAATTACTGTAGTCCCTTTTTTGAGGGTTGTACCTATTCCAACAATCGGCATGTAAAAAGGCCTCCTTAAAATCTCACTCTTATGTCGAAAGAGCTGACATGAAAGTTAGTGTTGTTATCAATATCTTCTGTAGGTTCCGTGTGGGTTATACTTTTTATATACGGGCCATTTTGGCCTATATTTCTTTGAAGAAAGCTTCTTAATTTACCGGTCACCAATTTGGTATAATCTTTTAATTGTTCATAAGTCTCAGCCCAGACATGGATTCCACAAGTCAATTCCGTCATATCTGTAGGGCCTGAAAGAGTCATGATAGGCTCGCCCTCGCTAGAAATATAAACAACAAATGGAGGCAATAAATTCTCTTCTGCTTTTTGAGGAAATACTTTATTTGAAAGGCCTGTGATGGCCTGTAATTCGTAGGTTAACGCTTCTTCGAAATTCATTAACTCGCCTACTTTTTAAGTAATATATCTAGTGATCGATTTAAACTATTAACAGTTTTTTGCATAGAACTTCTTTCGGTATTTCGTAAGGCTTTATCAGCCCAATGCATGGTTTTAACTTTGACATGACCATCGGGACCTAAATAACCATATTCTACCGAAGAAGGAATATAAGCGTGGGGTAGCTTACCACCATAAACGCCTGTTGTTTTCTTTTGAAAAACATCATTAAATTTAGGGTTATAGGCTAATCGGTAAACCCCTTTGTTTCGTTTGTTTGGGGTTTCCATTTTCTTTTTAATCGACTTTTTTAAGTTACCTGTTTTTCCTACTGGTGCCATTGATTTTACTAATCTTTCACTATCGGCAATTCCTTCACGACCTGCCTTGTTTAAATATTTCTTAGGCATTTTACCAAGCTTTTCAAATTGCGCCTGTAATTCGACCAATCCCACAACTTCGATCCCGAATTTAGAAGCGCTCCGAATTTCAGCCATAATTTAGCCTCCTGTGGGCAAAGGATTTCTTTCTTTGCAAAAAAGTAGTAACTCGTCATTTCTTTCATAACTGTTAACAGGCGGTGAAGTAATCTCAAACACCCGTGAGCCGAATTTAATTCGCATGTCGGATGTAATCCCCTTCGTGAACCTTAAAACGATTCTGTGGCTAATTTCAGAGTGTTTTACATCACCTTGCAGGCCTAAAAATTCTCTACCCGATAAAGGGAAGATACCTACCCGTGAGGTAAAAGCATCTTCCCAATTTTCATCTTCATTTGTAGAGGTTTCGCCATATGAATTCTGATTCGCCTGTTTCAATCTCTGAAAGGTAACAAGGTGTCGATATTTGCCTGCATTTATGCGAGCCATATTCCAACACCGCCTTATAATAGATTTACTGAGTGCATACCTAGTATGGCCTCTATGACAGGATTGACATTGTTGTTCTCGACTGTATAAGCTCGATTATCATATAACTCAGACGACAAGATAAAAACAGCCATTGATAAATCATCTTTAGAATCCAGACTTTCATTTGTCAGGCCTGTATAGTTTTTTACAAAACTACGGGATGCTGTAAGAATGGCAGAAATTAACGTGTCGTCCTCGTTATGATAAACATGTAAATAATCCTTAATGTCTTTTAAAGTGATTTCATTAATTTTCATTATTTTTCATTCGCTTTTTTGGTTGTGGTTTTAATATGTGTCTCACTAGATTGTTGAGCCTGTTGATTTTGGCCTTGTTGCGCTTGTTGAGCAAGTTGTTGACGAATTTGTTGCGCTTGTTGGGCTTGTTGATTGGCTTGTTGATTGTGGTCGTGACTTGCCATAGAAACGGCTTCGTTAGTGAGTTTGTTGACTTCTCCCACTTGTTGCTGTAATTTGGCCTGTTCTTGGTGCAACTGAGCTTCTGACCCTTCAACTTTTTTAACATATCCCTTTTGTTCTAATTCAGCACATACTTGCTCGTTTTGAACTTCGAACACTTCGTTTTGGGCTTTAGAGCCTACAGCGTCATGATGGAAAGCTAATTGTGCTTGTACTAATCCCATAAGTAACCCTCCTTTCGAGATTCAACATGAATAGTTTTATTTTTGGCCTAATCGAAAGATTTTAGCCTTTTAAACGACTGCTAATTCCATAACTGAAATTTTTTGATCCTCGATGATACGACTATCAAATTCTGTATAGCCTACCACCCCTGTAGAATGGCGTGTCGCATATAATTCATTGAGAATCGTTATCTCTACGTTTTTAGCCAGTTTGACATAAAGCCCACTATAATCTCCGAAAGCGATAGCGTTATTAGGCGCATTTTCTGAAATAAAAACAGGCTGTCCAAGCAAGGTCCATCCAAAGCCTGTACGAATATCTGGATTTAGTACATATGTACCGTTAGCATCCTTTAATTTGCGTAGGCCTAAGAAAGTAGGTTTAGACATAATCCACGCACAAGCTCCTTGAAATTGCTCTGGGATTGCCATTTGTTGAGAGATTAAATCGTCAGTTGTAAAGCTTGCACCCCCAGGAGTAACAGCCGTTACATTTCCGTCAGCGAACACCCCTGTTGCGCCTGTAACGCCTGCGCCTATTAGTAATTCTCTTTCGATAAAGTTAGACATACTGCCACCCATTTGATTGACAATAAAATTAACTAAGTCAAAATCTTGACGATTCATAAGCGAGCGAGAAATCGTTACTAAAGACCCTGCAATAAAGTTCTGCAATTTACGACTTGTAAAGTTACCATTTTGGGCCGTTAGCTCCTGTAAATCGGCAACATAGCTTGTTACAATAGAGTTACTGTCGAATGCAGGGAAATCCAAATCTCCACCGACATTAAAAACGGTTGCTCTTGCGTAAATAGGCGAAAGCTCTTTTACTCTTGTAAGAATCCTGTCGGCTATGTCCGTGGGAATGATAGCGCCATTGCTCGCAACATCTAAAGCTCGGGTATCGCCTTTAATGAACTTGATAAACTTTTCTTCATCTAGCGCTCGCTGTTCTTCCTGTTCGGGAGTCTTAACTTTGTCAGTTGCCAGGCCTTCGGCTTCTTTTTCGGCCTGTATGGTCTTATCGATTTTTGTTACTTCTGTTTTGATTTCGTCAAAACGAGTAATTTCTTGGTCGTCAAGTGAGCGAGTTTCATTTTTCGCCTTTTCGACTAAACCTTCCATTTCACTAATTAAGTTATTACGTTGTTCCACAAGAGTAGGCATGGAACGAGTCTCATATGTTTTGATTAAGATAGACATTTATCTAAATTGCCTCCTTTGAGTTGCAATAGGGTAATTTCGTTTTGAAGATTAGAAAAATAGTAAGGTTGAGGATTGTCTCTAGTTTCTTCCTGTTTCTTAGTTTCTTCTGTATCAAGGGGTTTATCCTCAGATTTAGTCGATTTATCATCGATTTTCGCCTGAAATTCTTCTATCCGTGTTTCAGTCAAGACTTCAACTTCACCACGATGCTCTATACTTGTAGCCAAATATGCAGGTGTTTTATCTAGGACGCTTACTTCATAGAGTTCAAGTTCTTCAATCGAGCGTTTTTGCAGGCCGTTCTCACGGGGCGTCCATTCATCTTTTAAACTAGAGAAACCAAAACTCCAACCACGAAGTTCACCGTTACGGGCCTTATCCATTACGATTTGATCCGTCACAGTTGCTATCGCTCGCAGGCCGACATTATCCTCACGAAGCTCTATTTCGCCTGTTCGGGTAGAACCTAACTTACGGTTACGGTCATGATTGAAAAGAAAATCGACAGAATCATTTTTCCGTAAAGCTCTTTCAAAAGCACGGGGCTTAATTTCTTCAACAAACGGGCCTCTAGGACTAGATAACTCTCGGCTCTCACGCAAGACCACATTGACATACCCGTCCAATATTACTGAGTCACTTCTTAGTTCAATCCGCATTTAGGTGTCACCCCCTTTCATGCATAAAAAAAGTCCATTTTTCAGGACTAAAAAATATGTTAATATAGTTATTTTTGCCAAGTAAACTAAAAACGTATACATGTAAACAATTACAAAAACCCAAGAATATCAATATTCTCAGGTCTTTGTCTGCATGTATGAAAGGATATACGTTGGATATTGAAATTGACCAAAGGTTTAGTAGTATTTTGCCTCTTATTTGCATCTTTTATTCAAGTTCGTTAAATCAATTATGCCGTGTCCTTCACTTGATGGCTTATAGCCCAAAGAACAACAGCTCTCGACCAAAAGGGCATATACCTCGGATTCCGTTAATGTTCTATCGAAATACTTTTCGCCTATATTAATAATTAAAGCCAATGCGCCTGTCACATGAGGGGTTGCCATTGAAGTACCTGATAAAACAGCATACTTGCCTACTGGATAAGTAGATAGCACATCAACCCCTGGGGCCATTACATCTACCTCTTTCGAGTTACTTGAAAACGGCGCAAGCTTCTTTGTCTCATCGCACGCTGAGACAGTAATACACTCATTGTACCCAGCAGGCCAACCAAGCTCCATACTACTCTCGTCCTGGTCTCCTTCGTTCCCACTTGCGACAACGACAAGTATCCCCTCTCCGCAAGCCTGTAAAATCGCATTATATTGTCTCTCATTTGGAACTGGCCCCCCTAAACTCATATTTATGATTCTAACTTTTTCGCCATTTGGACCACGCCATCTAGTAGCCCATCTTATGGCCTGTGTAATACCTCTATAATCTCCTGAACCATCTTTATCTAACACTTTACAAATTAATAAGTCGGCCTCTGGTGCTACACCTATGACGCCCTCACCATCTTCTGAGCCTGCGATTGTGCCTGCTACATGAGTACCGTGACCATTTCGGTCGGTAATATCATTCACACGGCCCTCTAAAGTAAAGTTTCGCCCGTCAATGATACGGTCTTTCAAATCAGGGTGAGTTACATCTATGCCTGTATCAAGAATGGCAATAACGACTCCTTTGCCTCTTTCGGCTTGATCCCACATTTCAGGCGCTTTGATTTGGTCAATGCCATACGGGCGTTCGTCTGTCGTTTTTTGAACTGATTTGACCGTAAAAGGAATGAGCTTCATTTGTTGCATATTCGAACACCTCTACCCTGTATTATTGCCATTGAACATATGACAAACGAATATATCCATCGGCTGTCATATTCCAATCAGCAGTAGAACCACCTGGGAAAATGGAAATATGAGCTGTATCAATTTGGCTTTGGTCTGTCCTGTAGCACATGTCGGTCTTGTCCAAAACTAAAATATCGTCTATCCAAATCCTTAATATCCCATCTGCGATGCCCTCAGGCATACCACCTGGTGTATTAAGCTTTACATAGTATTTGACTTTATGTGCTTTTGTATTAGTGAAATATCCGAGAGTCAATCCGAAGGTGTCTCCGAATTGGTCTGTTTGCTTGTAATGATAGACATATGGAATAATGCGCCCATCTTCTCGCCACATCATTCGGACGCTAAAACCATCGCCTGCCGTGGCAGGTTCACCGCCTGTATAACCAACACCACCTGACAAACCTGGGACTTTACCGCCTTTACTCCACGGAAAGCCTGTATCAAAGCGTATTTCATATTCCATCGTGTATTCGTTTTTGCCTGCTATATTTGCTTTGATGATACCGCCTGCGTTCGCACTACCAACCACTCCTACAGGCAGATAAAATCGTAATCTTTCGGCTGTATCAATTTTTAATCGGTCGCCCCCTTGTAAAGTGGCAACGTTTCCAAAATCACTTGTAACTTCTGGTGTACCGTACACCGTCCAACCTGTATAGCCTATAAAATCTACCAATTTATTTTCATAAACAAGTTCTGAATAAGGGAATCCCGTTACTTGCTCTGCTTTTGTGGCTTTGTTATTATCAGCGTTTTTTGATTCAACTGTATAATAGTAAGTGGTTCCACCTATTGCGGTTGTATCTGTATACGTATTTACTTTTATAAAACTTCCATCGGACATTTTTTCGCCTAAAGTCCCTTTAACTTCTGAACGATAAATATTCCATGAAGTTGTATTTTCTGTTACAGGCCAATCCAAACGAACTGAATTTGTTAAACTCGTTACTTGTACAAGAGGCTTTGTTGGATTTTTCGTTAAAATTTTATCCCCTAAATACACATTTAAAATTTGTTGTTCGCCTAAAAAAATATTATCAATCTTTGTTTCGCCTAATATAATAGGTCCTGTTATTGTAGGTAATATTGTAGGAGAGGCGTCTGTTGAAAAAACCGCATTTGTTATGATCCCATCGTTATTATTTACACTAAGGTCATTTACAACTATTCCTGCTCCTTCGTCAAACTCCCACAACCCTATTAAACCTTGTGTATTTCCATCGATTGGAATATCTTTGTTATTATTTATCTCTTCTGCACTTCTACTAACATTCCAAAGTCTGACATTATCCAGATAAGCATTTAAATAAGCTCCACCTGCTGACATTCTCCCGAATGTTAAAGGCATAGTATTAGGCGAAAAAGAAACAGGAAAACTTTCTTGTGCGACTTGCAGGCCATTTTCATAATAAAACATGTTGGTTCCGTCCCAGACAAAAGCCATATGTGTCCAATTGCCTATAATATCAACAGGACGGTTGAAAGTTCTTTCGGGGCCTGTTCCGAATCGATATTTAATTTGATTATTGCCGTTACGGCCTTCATGAAGCACATAAAATTGAGTCGTTCCGATATTTCCTTTATCCACTAATACTTGAAAATCATTAGGTAAAGGGCTTTTCATTTTAACCCAAAATTCGAGAGTCATTGGTCCGTTAATCGTCAATGAATCATGATGTGAAATAGAAACATAGCTTTGTTGGTCTCTTATAAATTCTAAAGAATTATTTACCAGTGTCTCGACTGGAACATCAAGAGGGAAAGTCACATTATTTTTTAAATATCCTTCGTGTAGTCCTCCTGTTAACTCTTTTGGTTTTCTATTATTAAAAACCCAATATCCTCTTAAATCAGGATTTGTAGGGTCAACATCATAATAGGCGTTATCTTTTATTTCTGTTTGACTTCGTGCGACATTCCAAACTCTATGGTAATTGTAAAGAAAATTTCCATAATACATTTGTCTATCTGAGGTTCTACCGAATGTTAACCTTATACTAGTTCGACTAAAAAAATAATTTAATCCTTCCTCTTGATGAATGAGTTCTCCATCTTCGTAATAAATAATTTTTGAACCGTCCATAACAAATGCCATATGAACCCATCGGCCTATTATGTCCTTAGTTCTATCCACCGTTATTTCATGACTATTCCCTAGTTTAAATTTAATCTGAGGTGTTCCACTTCGAGCATCCATTAACATGTAATATTGCTGAGTGCCTAAATCACCTTTATCTGTTATTGCTTGAATTTCATTTGGTAAATCTGGTTTAAATTTTATGAAAAACTCGACTGTTCCAAACTGTCCGTCAGAAATATCCATTTCAACATTATCGTTTATTTCAATCCATGTTGGTATAGAAGTTGTAAATTCTATTGAACTGTTAACGGGAATTGAATATTTCAAACGTCTCCAATCGTCTTCTTCACCTTCAAAAGTGATTTCAAACCAATCAACTTTATTTTCAGATACATAAACAATAGGTTTATCGGTAGGGTCTGCATGACGTACCATTATTTGAGTTATATCTGTTCGTGCTTCTGGTAAAGTTACAATAATACTAGGCTTTACATCGTTATCAAACGTAATAGAATTTACAATATCCCCATCAATTAAGGTTGTTATTGTTCCAGTAATAGGCGATATATCACTTTCAATTGTTCCGCCTATTTGGCATTGGTCTTTTCCAAGAGCCGTCACATTTATTTCTATTGGTTTTAAATTACTACTAACCCTTGAACGGTCTTCATTTACTTTTATATATTTAATAGGCACATTTGCCAAATTAGCCATTCTGTCACCCCGTTATAAAATATAAAGTCGTTGCGTCTTTCGTGGCAACTGCATCATATTCGGCCTGTGTACCTGTCCAGATTCTTGTATTTAATAAATACTTATCGCTTAAATTCGTTCCGTTTTCTTGAATGACAGGCGCATTGATATAGCCATCTTCGGGTATATCACTAACTCTAACTTCAAGTGTTTTTACACCTAAAGGTGACATGATGTTAAATGTTTTATTATTTGTGTCAGGCGAAAGAGTTAATTGCGAGCTTGCGTCTACGCCTGTTTGTTTAAAAGTCCATGCTCTATCAATATTAATTTTGAGTTGTTCTTTTAAATCGCCTTTATTCGTTATCGTCAAAGGGCCTGTAAGCTCTCCACCTGTTTTAGATAATTTGCCATCTAATTCAGTTTGAAGTCCTTCGATTTCAGCAACTATATGCGAATGGGTATCGGGCGCATAGTCATGAACATGGTCAATATTAGCTTTTGTTTCGTTTAAAATACGCCCTTGATTAGCTGAAAGAGCAGTATCAATACTAGTGCTAATAAGATTATCTTCAACACTCGCCTGCACCCCCTGTGGCCCTTGTGGTCCAATATCTCCTGTATCTCCCTTTAATCCTTGTGGTCCCTGTAATCCTTCGGGTCCGATGGGTCCCTGGATTCCTTGTGGTCCAGTTGGCCCAATTTCGCCTGTATCCCCTTTTGCTCCTGCAGGTCCCTGTGGTCCCTCTGGTCCGATGGGTCCTTGTAATCCCGTATCTCCTTTTAATCCTTGAGGACCTTGTAAACCAGTGGGTCCATCAGGTCCAATCGGTCCTTGAATCCCTTGAATCCCTTGTAAACCCGTATCTCCCTTTAACCCCTGGGGTCCCTCGGGTCCTGCAATTCCTTGTGGGCCTGTTTCGCCTGGAATTCCCTGAATCCCTTGCGGTCCATCAGGTCCGATAGGTCCCTGCAGACCTGTATCTCCTTTTAGTCCCTGCGCTCCTTCTGGTCCTGCAGGTCCTTGAATTCCTTGAATTCCAGTTTCGCCTGCATCTCCTTTTGGTCCAGTTGGTCCGATGGGACCCTGCGCTCCTTCGGGTCCTTGAATTCGTCCAACATTCTCAAAAATAGAGCCATTCCATACATATAAATCACCTGCCACAATGTAAGCGTCACCAATGGTATTTCCTGTCGGGTGAGCTGTATTTAAGTCGCCTGCTGTGGGATAGCTCCCTAAAATCGTCACGCCTGTACCGTCAGCGCCATCATCACCTTTTGGACCGATGGGACCTTCTGGACCTGTTAATCCAATGGGACCTTGCTCGCCTGCAGGACCAATATCGCCTGTATTTCCTTTCGGTCCTGCAATTCCTTGCAAGCCTTGATCCCCTTTATCGCCTTTATCACCTTTTGGGCCTGGAATCCCTTGTAAACCTTGCAAACCCTGTAATCCTTGCGGTCCTGCAGGTCCTTGTGGTCCTTCCATTTTTTCAATCGTATCAAGTGCTTCGGTTAAGCCTGTAATTTCGAGCATTCCGTGGTCGTGATTGCTCGGTACGAAAGTGAGAGGTTTCGAGAGAATATCAGCCCAATAAACAGGACCACCGCCACCTTCACCACCTGAGCCTGTGCCGAAAGGAGACCAACTGTTTACAGTTAAGTCAAAAGCGTAAAACATGAGGTTATTTAAGGTATCTAAGTAGATTTGGCCTTTGTAATCAGGCTCCACGATTCCATTAGGCGTATTTTCGCCTAAAAGGGGCTTTAACCCACTATTAAGCAAAATAGTATGTAGAGTTTCCCAATCATTCGAGCTTTCTAGTGTATTATCGTTCATGATTGTATTTAAAGAAAAATATTCGAATTGCCTGGTGGTCGATTGGGTTTCCCCTTTGGTTATCACTAGTTCCCCTGAGTGCATCCCTGTCTCTAAATAGGCTTGATTGTTTAAAAGTGCCTCGCAAGAGCCATCCAAAGCGTCTGTAATGACGCAATCTTGGAAAACAGTTAGTCCAGACGGTTTTAAAACACTCAGACGCACAATAGAGTCGGTTAAATCAACAATTAGCCCGTTATCTGTAAGGACAAATTGAAAAAGAATGTTGTTTAAATCAGTTCGCTTGACCTGTATTGGCGGTATTTCCGTTTTCTTGATTAAGTCCAGATTGATTTGAAATTCCTTCATTATTTGCCCCTCCTGTCGATTCTACTGTTGGATTTTCGCCCATTTTAGCGAGTTTATTGGTGTTTGGCGTGTAAATTTCCTCAGATTTAGGGAAATAAAGTACATCTTGCAAGCCCATTTTAATCCAATTCAGCTTTAATGGGGCTAAATTCTCTTTGTATCGAACCTCGTCAATTTGCATAAAACCGCCTTTAATGGCTATGTCATAGGCAGAAAAACGTTCTTCGATTGAGGCTTTTGTTAAATCTGTGGTGTCAAAGGCGAAATAATGGTTTTCTTTTTCGCTCGGTAAGAGGAAATCTTTGTTTAAAGCCGTTTCAAATGATACCAAAATAGGCAAAATACAAATTTTAATCCAATTATTATATTCTTCTTCGTCTGCTTCGCCTGTTAAAATGCGTGGCGTGACCAGGAACACCTTGCAAATCTCGTCTGAGTTACTTTGCTTGTGTTCATTCAATTGAAGCTCTACGGAGGTCTGAGAGGCCTCTTGGAACTCAAGCCCATTATTAAGGACTAAAACGTTCTCTTCTGAGTTGGCATAAAGGTCTTTCCATCCTGCTTTTAACTCAGCCATAGCCTCAGAGCTTAAACGACCTTGCGATTTTAAAAATCCCTTCTTATTTCCACCAGTTTTAACCAGAACCTCTTCATAGGCCATTTGATTATAGGCGACAGACAGCATTTTATTGTTTTCTTTTAAAATTCCTTTGCCTGTAACCCCGTCTTTGGTCTTTCGAAGCAACTTAATGAATTGGTATTCAGCAAAAGATTCGCCATTTACCATAAAGTCAGCTTTTTTATAGATTGGGTCCACATTCTTGTTAATCGCAATGTAAGGAAAGTCCACATAATGCACACTTTGAGCATTGTTTAGCCTGCGATTGATAAAGGCATAGCCTCCACCGTGTATCAAGTAATCTTCGACAAGCGCTTTCTTCAATTGGAATCCGTCTAAGGTATCACCCGTATCATCATTTAATAAGTCAACACGTTGATCCTCTTTTGTTTCTGTAGTTTCGCCTGTCGCTGTATAAAGCTTCACGGGCAAACTTGCGACTGTCATTGAGATTAATTCTACGCAAGCTGTGAAAGCAGGAATGTTTAAAGCTTGGTCTTTCGAAAGAGTGGTCGTTAAAGCGCCACTTTGAATTAAGATTTCTTCTAAGGTTGCTCGTTCTTCTTTCTTTCTAAAAGGCCACACGGGCAAACCTCCTTTTTAAATGATTTGGATAGCCCAATCGCTGTCAGGATTAAAGATAACGTCCATTTGAAGCAGGTACACTCCATTGATAAGGCTCGCTAACATATCTACTTTGCCTGTACTTTTCTTTTTGTTAATGTAAGTGTCTTTATTATTATTTTCGATAACTTTTGCATTTTGAAAATTGATTTCCAGTAAGTCATTTGGCGTGTAGAAAAACTCTTTATTCAAGATTTTTTCGCGTAGCAACTTAGTAGCAGGATGAAGCACCGAAGAATGTTGTTTAACTTCCACGGTCTTGAGGTTGGCCCGTTCCCATCGTTGCGCTGAACTTAACGCATTGTAACGGTCATAGCCCACGCCCATAACGGTAACCTTGTACTTTTCTTCGATTGCTAAAACAAACTCTTCCATAAAGCCGTAATCCATTACCATGTCACCACAAGCAAAACAATTGCCTGCTTTGATAAAATCGTAATAATTGATTTTCTCGACACGGTTCTTTTCCTCAATTCTCTCAGTTGGAACAAAAGCGAATACATCAGCATAAATTTTCAAATCCTCTTCTGTGACCATCGCAATAGCGCAGTTATCTACTGTAAGAGCCAAATCGACACCAATCCACACCTGTCGGCCTGTCCAATCAAACTCAGGTATCTTACATTGTCGTAAATCCTCGACATTGACATACTCTTCGCCTGCGTTGCTAGGCATAAAGTGGTTCATGTGCTTACAAAGGTATTCAGCCCGTACTTTGGGTTTTTCGATTGCCTCTTTACGGTTATCACGAATCTCCTGATAGTTTTCCTCTATTCTGAGGGGATTAGCCTGTAAAAGTCCGATTTCGTCCCATAAATAATTATCTTCGGCATAATACAGCAAAGCGAACATACGGTTGTCCTCGATTGACCCGTCAAATACTTTTTTAATATAGGCTAATTCTTCGAGCATGATGCTCTGGTCCTCAGGATAGGCCGTAGTGATTTTGAATCTCAGAGGATTCTTAACACTTAACTGGCCTGACTGCATCGCATTAATATTGTCGTACTCTTTAAAAGCTCCAATTTCATCTGCTATGAAAGCACTAGGGCGCAGGCCGTTGTTAGCGCTCGGGTCTGCTGTCCGTGGCTGATAAAAAGAATTTGTGAGCTTACATACCACTTTGCCCGATAATGTTTTTGGTACTACGAAATAACTATTGATGGCAGGACTAGCGCTCAGAACTTGAGCAATCATTGTTTTGACTAGGCCTGCTAGTTCACGGTCTTTACAGATAGAATAAAACTCGCTGAAATCGTCCTCAGTTAGTAACAAGATAATAAACAGGATAGCGACAAGCCATGTCTTACCGTTTTTCCTGCAGATAAAAAGCGTTATGTCACGATTCTTGAATTTCTCTGGATTGGATTTAAAACGGAACCCGAAAACATTCACAAAAAAGAAGGCTTGGAATCCTACCAAGCCCTCTAGTACAGTCTTATTCGTCACACCTATTCCTGTAGCAAAGTTAAGCAGGCCTAAGATACCTTCTACTACTTCGATTTGATCCAAGTCCATGTAATAGGCGAAATTATCGTCATGTTGACGCTCAAGGTCATCTAAGAATATCTGGCATTGTTTTTTCACATACTTGTTTGCTACTTCTTTTCCGTCCAATACATCATTCGCATACTGGCAGGCCATTTCAAACAACATGATTATCAACCACTTTTATTTTTCTTTAATACTTTCAATAACGGGTCCTGCTCTTTGGCCTTATTGTTAGCCACCAGTGAACCGAACTTCGCCCGAGCTGTCGGAGCCATTCCGAAGAACTCAACAGCTTTCATGAAATCAACTGTATATTTGCTTTTGGCCTGCATTAACTCCCTATCACGAATCATGTCAAAATCTTCGTTGATAAGCTTTTCAATGTTCTGCAGGCGGTCTATTGCGATAGAAGCCGTTTCAAGCATGTGAGCGTCAATGTCGCCATGTATACCCACATTCTCGATATGCGCTTTGATAAAATTGAAAATATCTTTTTGATTTTTATTAAGCCTGTTACTAGGTTTCAGGTCTTTTATGACTTCTGCACCGAACATGGCTTTAACTTTATTACGGACGATTAAATCCTCTTTCGAATTACTGTTGCCCTCAAGCATTTCAGGTAATTTTGGAGGTCTACTCATAATTTTTTCACCCCTTTATATACCTCTGCCCTATGTCTTACAAGATATACTATTTTATAAAAACTTTTGGGAATATTTTTTAAGTCAACT